AGGCATTGCAGCGGACATTAGGGCATTGTCAGGAGCAGAAAGATACACCATCGTCAAACACGCACTCGCCCTTGGGTTTACAGGAGTGGGAGTGGCTAAGTCTTTCGTTCATGTTGATATTCGCACTTCAGTTCCTGTAATCTGGACATACTAATAATGAGAAAATTTACTGTAGGTAGAGCATTAGTAGCTAACACAGAGACTACTTTGTTTACTGTCCCCAAGGGGATGCACTGTGACATCAAACTAATCCATATGTCCAACAACGGAAGTAACAACATAGCAGGAAGTGTGAAGTGGCACGACAATAGTCAGAGCGTTGACGTACCTTTCCTTAACGGAGCTTCATTTACTACGGGAGAAACAAAGTCCTTTGACCAGTTAGATTTTGTCCTTACAGAGAATGACCAGATTAAAGCCTTAGCAGCAGGAGATAATATGTCCGTTATAGTCACCTTTGAGATGTATCCCGCTATTGCATCCATGAACAACTTTGTATAATGGCTATTAAGTACATACACGTCAACCAACACAAGATTAAAGCCAACCTAAAGCATGGTACTAATGAGCCTGTAATCACCGTTAAGGAAGGCAAGAAGAACACCTACGGACACTCCGTTAAGATACACGGAGAGTCTGAGGTTATCTACGGTGGTAGTGACAAGCCTATACTGTCTTGCGGTGCTAGGGTTGTAATTAAAACTAAAGCGGATGTAACCATTACGTAAGGAACTAAAATGTCATCTTATTTAAACACAAACATGAAACAACCTTTTGACATGAAACAGGCAAAAAGTCAAGCAGGTATGCTTACTGAGTTTACTCCGATAGGTGACGCACGTGCTATAGCGGAAATACCTGAGTTACTACAAAAAAAGGATTATCTTGGCGTAGGTGTCAATGCGTTGTCCGTTATCCCTGTAATAGGTGTTATAGGCGACGCTGCTAGAGTAGGTAGAAAAGCAGAAGATGCTCGGATTGATGATTTAGTGTCAAGATTTGCAAGCAACATTAATAAACCTGTAACACAGACCACCGAGTACGTAAGCAAAAACAAACCTATGAACAGAGTTGATGTAACTCACAGCGCGGAAGAGCTTAAAGGTTTTGACTTAAAAGACGAACTATATCACGGAACTGATGAAATGTTTAGTTCTTTTAACTTAAAAGCTTCTAAGAAGAATAGAGGAACTAATGTTGAAGGTGCTTATTTTTTTGACGTTAAAAACAAAGAAAACGCCTTAGATTACGGAGAAAGAACAATAATAGCTGTTCCTCGTTCAGGTTTAAAAACTTTTAATCGACAAGAAAAAACTCCCGAAGTTTCTCCGGCAATGTTAAAAGAATATAAAAACCAGATGAAAAAGGCGTACGGTTCTCGTTTGGCCCCCGAAGACCTTGATGATTACGCGAAAGAGTTTGCTAGTAATGCTAGAACTAAATGGGACGTATTTACAGGGAGCCAAAAAGCCGCTATTCTAAAAGCAGGCGGTTACGGTAAATATGTAGACGGGAACGAAATTGTAATTTTAAATCCTTCTGATATACTGATGAAAGGGCAGTATAGTCCTCTTGATAACGGCCTTGCTGCAAGAGCTAAAACAGCTAAAACATTCGTGGACTCTCTTTAAATGACTGACTTAAAAGTAGAACTCCTACCATGGCAGCAGGAAGTATGGGCGGACAATGCTCGTTTCCAAGTCATAGCAGCAGGACGACGTACAGGTAAGTCCAGACTAGCAGCGTGGAAGCTAATCATTGAAGCCTTGGGTACGACCAAGGGTCATGTCTTCTACGTAGCACCTACACAGGGGCAGGCTAGGGACATTATGTGGCAGTCCTTGCTAGAGATTGGCAACCCTGTCATTGCGTCCAGTCATGTCAACAACCTACAACTTAAACTGGTGAATGGTGCTACAATCGCACTCAAGGGTGCTGACAGACCTGAAACCATGCGTGGTGTCTCCCTTAAGTTCCTAGTAATGGATGAGTACGCAGATATGAAGCCGGAGGTGTGGGAGCAAATCCTACGCCCTGCTCTCGCTGACCAAAAGGGTTCAGCTATGTTCATCGGTACACCAATGGGGCGTAACCACTTCTACGACCTCCATCAGTACGCTAACATAGCTAACGACCCTGATTGGGCAGGATACCACTTCACTAGCTTTGATAACCCTCTAATCGACCCTGACGAGATTGATGCAGCTAAGAAGTCCATGTCTGCCTTCTCCTTCCGACAGGAGTTTATGGCATCCTTTGAGGCAGCAGGTGGTGAACTCTTTAAGGAGGAACACGTTAAGTTCTGTGAGGAAGAACCTGATGGTGGTCAGTTCTATATAGCAGTCGATTTGGCAGGATTCGCAGAAGTTGAAAAAGCTACAACTAAAACAAACAGACTTGACCAAACGGCAATTGCGGTGGTTAAAGCAGGTACGGAAGGTTGGTGGGTCGCAGACATCATCCACGGTAGATGGGGAGTCGAAAAGACAGCAAGGAAAATCTTCGAGGCCGTCAGGGACTACCAACCAGTCGCAGTAGGGATTGAGAAAGGTGCGTTGAAGAATGCTGTCTACCCCTACTTGAATGACATAATGAAAAAGAATCAAAGGTTCTTCCGTATCGAGGAGCTTACCCACGGTAACAAACGTAAAATTGACCGTATCGTGTGGGCCTTACAAGGTCGCTTTGAACACGGCAAGATTAAACTTAACAAGGGTGAATGGAATGCTCCTTTCCTAGATGAGCTGTTCCAGTTCCCTAATAAATTAGTACATGATGATTTAATTGATGCGTTGGCATACATTGACCAGTTGGCTCAGGTTGCTTACGCTATCGACTACGAGGAAGAAGAATATGAACTCACTGACTTTTATGCAGGGTATTAACTATGTTTGACAATCAAGACGATGATTACAGCTTTGAATCCCTAGAGGGGTGGGTAGACAGTAAATGTCAAGACTGGCGTGACCATTTTGAAGCCAACTACTCCGAGAAGTTTGATGAGTACTACCGCCTATGGCGTGGACATTGGGCAGCAGAGGACAAAACACGTCAATCTGAGCGTTCTAAGATTATTTCTCCTGCACTACAGCAGGCTGTGGAGTCATCCGTAGCAGAACTGGAAGAAGCGACCTTTGGACGTGGAAAATGGTTCGATATTCGTGATGATGCTGCTGATACAGAGACTGCTGACATTCAAATGTTACGTAGTGGCCTAGAAGCCGACTTTAAACGCAACATGATACGTAAAAATGTAGCTGAATGTTTGATTAATGCTGCTGTTTTTGGCACTGGTATTGGTGAAATTGAGCTAACTACCGAAAAAGAGATGAAACCTGCTACACAGCCTGTCATGGGTGGTGAATTAACAGCAGTTGGTGTCACAATTGAGGACAGAACCTGCGTTAAGCTGAATCCTGTCATGCCTCAGAACTTCCTTATTGACCCTGTAGCGACTTCCGTTGAAAGTGCGCTAGGTGTGGCTATTGATGAGTTTGTTTCCAAGCACGTTGTAACACAGTTGCAGGAAGAGGGTGTCTACCGTGAGGCTGACGTAGGTTCAGCATCTCCAGACTTTGACATTGAGCCTGACCACGACATTACTACTGTCTATGACGACGATAAAGTACGTCTTACTAAGTACTACGGTTTAGTTCCTCGTCATTTGCTTACTGAAGCACAGGCTGACCCTGATGCAGAGGAAGAAGCAGTAACCTTGACTGAGGAAGAGGAAGGTGACGACAGCTACTACATTGAAGCTATCGTGGTTATCGCTGATGGCGGTACTTTGCTTAAAGCTGAAGCTAATCCTTACATGATGGGTGACCGTCCTATCGTAGCATTCCCTTGGGATGTCGTTCCTAGCCGCTTTTGGGGCCGAGGAGTATGTGAGAAAGGGTATAACTCTCAGAAGGCGTTAGACGCAGAACTACGCGCTCGTATTGACGCTCTAGCACTAACAGTACACCCTATGCTTGCAATGGACGCTTCTCGTATGCCTAGAGGCTCTAAGCCAGAGGTACGTGCAGGTAAGGTTATTCTTACTAACGGTAACCCTGCTGAAGTTCTACAGCCATTTAACTTTGGACAGGTAAGTCAGATTACCTTTACTCAGGCAGCAGAGCTACAACGTATGGTACAGACTGCTACAGGCGCTATAGACTCAGCGGGTATCGCAGGCTCTGTAAACGGAGAAAGTACAGCAGCAGGCATCTCCATGGGTTTAGGAGCTATCATTAAGCGTCACAAGCGCACTTTGATTAACTTCCAAGAGTCCTTTGTCATACCGTTTATTACTAAGGCAGCTCACCGCTATATGCAGTTTGAGCCTGAGAAGTTCCCAGTAGCTGACTACAAGTTTGAAGTATCTAGCTCTCTAGGCGTTATTGCCCGTGAGTACGAAGTTACACAGCTTGTACAGCTCCTACAGACTATGTCACCGGAAACACCGATGTACCCTGAGCTGATTAAGTCCATTGTGGACAACATGAGCCTAGCTAACCGTGAAG